AAGGACCTGGTCCTTTCTAGCAATGAAGTCTGATTACTCAGTCACTGCCGTAATGGTTTAAAACACCATGCATCTAAGCAACACGGATTCCTCTGCTAGAGGTTCCCCGTCGAGTGAAGAGCGATATACTGCCCCACAGCGTTGTGATGGTTATCACTATAGGAACTGTTAGGACAATATCGGGCTTCGCGGACAATCACTTATCTGTCGACTTACGTCTTCATCAAAAGTGGATAAAGTATGTACGGTACGTCTCTTTTCAGAGCGTAAAGTGCATATGTTGGGTGTAAACTACTCATCGTAAACTGGGCTTAAGTAACCCATTCTCACTCCCGAAAGGAGGAGGACCAATGACCACCCTAAAGGGGTCAGTAATCCTAGAGAATTGATGAATAATCAATAAACAGAGAAAGAATTGAGTCCACCGTGAATAACGGTAGAATCTTAACTTTTCTGAGTAGTAACTGGGAGCAATCCCAGGATAACTAGCTTGGCATCTAAATGGCTTCGGGCGGTGAGCGAGTGTGATAATAATCTTTGTATTATTTGAGCAATCTAACTATATGTAGAAATATGTATATTTAGTAAAGTCAAGGCTAAGTGAGTTTCTCCTCTTGTAAGTGTTTAGTATTTTAGGTAAGCTTATACTGTATGTTGCGCCGATACGGGTTTAGCATCCCGGTCGCCTGCGCTTAAGGTATTTGTAAATCCTATTTATTAGAATTACTGCAAGAGCTAAGAGAGCTTAGTCTTGGGGGTCTCGAACTCAAGCCAAGAGTCGATTTAGACAACCAAGGAATATAACCTATTGGGCTTCACAGCCTGCCTGCGGCTCGTTGCCCCTTACGGGGGGTAACGAAAACCGAAGGATAGCTCCCTCACGGGATGCTGGTTACAATTAACAATTATAATCAACATGAATTACTTAAATCCTAAACAGATTTTAAGTGCATCAGCTATTTGGCAGACGGCCGTAAAACGCCGTTCGCTATTGCAGCTTCGCCTTAAACAAGCGATAGTTGCAATAGTAGGATCACATTCCCTGAGTTGGGTTAAGGCTTCAGCTAGTTTCTCTTGGTTTGCAATCAGGATGATTCGCGCAAACGGTAACCAGGGGTTAGCTCTTTATCTGAAAGCGGCAAACTTGCTCCTAATCAGAGCAACCGCCGGTAAGAAATTGACTAACCCTCGGTTAGCGGGAGCAGCGGTATCCGTGACTGAAGGGGGACTCCCGAGGATAATAGTTGCTAGTCATAGACTACGGATTAAAGGTGGAGATCGGTCTGTTATTCGGTTTTGGTTGGGATTATTTACCCTTTATCGGGTTTTACCCTTCCGAGGCCGTTTATCAGTCGAATCCATCTTGAAACCCGGAGTTGAACTATCAGACGATCTTATCCATGGTTGGAAGTTATTCCTAAAGAATTTCTTCTGGCCATATTTAGGAAAGTTTGGTGTGAAACCACTAGAATCGGTACTCTGCCACGACGATCTTCTTGAACCCGGTAAACGGTTTCAAAGAGAACGTTCGTATTGGAAGTATCCGGCTCTAGAGGGGACACGACGGCTCCTGATGTCTTCGGGACCCAATTCGTATGTAACCGCAGGCTCATCAATTATCTCCCATGGTTATGATGCATTCCTTTGGATGACCGCAACTGAGTTGTGGCCATTCCTTAAGGCTATGTGTCTCATCACGGGAAACATCCACTTTATTGATTCGATTCCCTTTTCTCTTGCTGTAGAGCAAAAGACTAGGGATCTAAACTTTAATGTGGACGGTACTTATGAGCTTGGGAAACTTTCGATACGGGAAGAACCAGGTAAGTTACGAGTATTCGCTATGGTGGATTCTATAACACAATGGGTGCTACATCCTCTTCACAGAGCATTATTTAAAATTCTTGAGGTGATTCCTCAGGATGGTACCTTTGACCAACTGGCTCCCGTCAATAAAATGATGGGGGCTTTGAAGGAAAAGGGTACAAATAATGTGTGGTCGTTTGATTTATCAGCGGCCACAGATCGAATCCCTGTTCTGTTACAAGAATTGGTCCTCGCTGGCTTCACCGGTTTGGATTTCGCTTTCTATTGGCGGTCCTTACTCTGCGACCGGTACTATCACCTTCCCACTGAATGGTTAAAGACCTTCGGAAAGAGAGGTTTGGCTTCCCTTAATACGGGAGTTAGACCTTTCCAACTTCGGGACCCTAAATCAGGTCAGTTGGGTAAAGTGGTGTACGAGCCTATCAAGGCTGTTCGGTATGCAGTTGGGCAACCAATGGGAGCTTATTCATCCTGGGCGATGCTAGCGTTGGTACACCATGCACTCATTCAGTTTGCAGCCTTTAGGGCTGGCTGGAGAGTTTGGTTTCCTCTATACGCAGTATTGGGGGATGACGTGGTGATAGGGGATCACCTCGTCGCCGACCAATATACTCGTCTAATGGCGGAAATCGGAGTGGATATCGGATTTCACAAATCCGTTATCTCTGATAACCTTTCGTGTGAGTTTGCCAAGAAATACTTCTATAAGGGAGAAGAGGTAACTCCTCTTCCTTTAGTTGGTATCTCCTCTGGCTGGCTTGGCGCGACTTTCGTTCCCGAGGTCCTAAAGATCTCGGAACGTTTGACGGGTAGGAAGCTCTCCGGTTACAATATTGGGCGTTTCCTGGGAATAGGATACAAGGCATGTTCAGGGGCGGACAACCGTCCGTTCCTGTCTATGCCGAAGATCCTATCCCGGGTGCTTATATTGCTCTCGAAACCTGGCGCTCCTCGAGGTGTTGGAACTCTTTATGATTGGTTGCGTCTTGAGTCTTCACAGACTCATCGCGTAACTGATCAAAAGAGCTCAGACTCACTGGTACGTTATTTAGTCAAATGGTGTAAGGAGGAGAGATTTCCGCGTCTTCTTGAGTTAATGGGCTCTAATATGGCAAAATTTATGCCTGCCCAGACTTTCGAAGGATCGGGGGTTCTTTTCCAAACTTATGCCAAATGGTTTCATAATTATATCAGGGAGCCTTTGATCCAAGACTTTGAGGTGAAACGCATGGAGGTAGAAGCAATACTTAGAGGGATGATGAACATTATTCTTCCGACTGAGAAAGAGGTTTGTGACCTCTTATCATCGGTAGAAGAATTCGAGGATCTCATCGGCGAGATACCTTCGCAAGTCCTGCGTCATTCGTCTCAACGTTTCGGAAAAGCAGAAGCACTTGCTACTGCCAACCGGGCGAAAAGATTAGTGACTCAGGGTCCTACGTCGGTAAAACGCTGGCGGGCTCTAAGAAAACTTCTGGGCACTTCACTACCTGTAAAGCCTCTGGTAACAGGAGGCGGCACGGCACGTGGGGCGTCAGAATAAGATATTCCAACTCAGGCGGGTGATACCCGTTGTGATCCGTGGCTCTTATGAGGATAGTGACCCTGGTTACTAGACTTATAATCCAACAAGTGGAAAATGCATCTTAAGCAACACAGGGCCCGTGAATCCTCGC